TTAGCGCAGAGGAAGAGCATCCAGGCTCATAACTTGGAGGTCGTACGATCGAAACGTACAGGGGGTACTTAACCGGTGTGGCGCAGAGGTTAGCGCGCGGGGCTCATAACTCCGAGGTCAGGTGTTCGAATCACCTCGCCGGTATTATTCAATTCGCCAGTTTTACAGAAGCTGGTCGTCATATGCTAAGTGACGTTAAACACAGCAACCCTTAACCGGTGTGGCGCAGAGGCAGCGCGCAGGACTCATAATCCTGAGGTCACACGATCGAGACGTGTCGCCGGTATTATTCAATTCGCCAGCTTTACAGAAGCTGGTCGTCATATGCTAAGTGACGTTAAACACAGCAACCCTTAACCGGTGTGGCGCAGAGGAAGCGCGCGGGGCTCATAACTCCGAGGTCGTACGATCGAAACGTACCGCCGGTATTATTCAATTCGCCAGTTTTACAGAAGCTGGTCGTCATATGCTAAGTGACGTTAAACACAGCACATGTCTTACCGGCGTGGCGCATCGGCAGCGCGCAGGGCTCATAACCCTGAGGTAACTGGATCAACACCAGTCGCGGGTATTCTTTCAATTCGCCCCTTTACAGAAGCGGGTACGTCAAGCTGGACGCTAAACGCAGCATACTAAACCACTCCCTGGGGGCAGCTTATCGTCGGTTCCATTTGACCTTATAGGTCCGACTTCCGATGGTTATCTCATTATCATTAAATGGCAAGCGTTGGATCGACACCAACGGGTGGTAATTCTTCAATTCGCCTGGTTTACAGAATCAGGCCGTCAAGCTGGACGTTAAACGCAGCCACACTTTGTTTGCCGGCGTAGCTCAGCGGAAGAGCGCCTAAAACACCGTCTCCTACCTCATTGACTCACTCGGGTCCGATTTGGGGATGGTTATTCCGCTCATAACGGGGAGGACGTAGGATCGAAACCTACCGCCGGCATAAGGGTCTACTCGACCTAAATAGAGTAACACGTTTTACCGGTGTGGCGCAGTGGTCTAGCGCGCGGGGCTCATAACTCCGAGGTCGGGTGTTCGAATCACCTCGCCGGTATTATTTCACTTTGCACGTTTTACAGAAACGCGCTGTCGAGCTGGACATTAAACGCAGCAAAACCCACTTTATACCGGTGTGGCGCAGAGGAAGCGCGCAGTTAAAACACCGTCTTCTACCTTCTACCACTTGTGGTACGATTTGAGGATGGTTATCGGATTACACCACTGAGGACGTAGGATCGAAACCTACCACCGGTATTTTTTTTACCTCGGGTTTGGACTTAGTCAAGACGATTTGATCAACTTGACAGCGAGATCGAAACTCGCCCTGAGGCTTTTTATCTTTTTTAATGAACTTCTCATTTCATTAAAAAAAAATGTACTTACCATTTGCCATGTGACCACATTGCACATTAGCGCTCGCTTCGCTCGCTTACTCCACCTCGATCGAGCTCGTCTCCTCGTTCCATCTTCCAATCTCTTCGCTCGTCTCGATGTCGTACACCACGCCCTTTGTTGATCGCAGGTACTTCACTCCGTCGTACTCGATCTCTTCCACTTCCACTTCTTCTTCTTCTTCGGACGCCGTCACTGCTGCTGCTGTTGGCATCTCACGCTCCAACTCTTGCATCAGTTCCGGCTCGTGTACTTCCACCACGGCTGCTGCTGCTGCGGCTTTCTTCTTTGAGGCGGCGGCTTTCTTCGCCTTCGGCTTCTCGGTCACTGCATCGGACATCGTCTCTTCGGTCTCTTTCGTGGCGGCTTTCTTCTTCGGAGCTGCCTTCGCCTTCGGAGCTGCCTTCGCCTTCTCTTCTCCTTCGGTCACATCTCCTCCTCCGGCTGCTGCGGCTTCGGTTTTCTTCTTTGGGGCTGCTTTCTTCGCCTTCGGCTTCTCTTCTTTCACTTCAGTCACCGTCACAACTTCATCATCTGTTGTCACGGCTGCTGCTTCAGTGATTGATGCTTCGGTGGCGGCGGCAGTGGCTTTCTTCTTTGGGGCCGCTTTCGCTTTTTTTGGCTTTTCTTCCTCACCTTCCGTTTTCTCAGTCGCCTTCTTACCTCCTTTCGCCTTCGGCTTCGTCTTCAGCAGTTCCTTCAGAGCACTCACCTCTCTCTCCAGGCCCTCCAGCTCTTCTCTCATCTCATTCCTCAATTCCTCCTCACTCTTTCCCGTCATCTTCGTCATCGTTCTCAGTACGCTTTCCATCTTGTAATTGTCTTTGCTTGATCGCTTCCTTCTATCTTTTACTATTTTATCATTTCAATTTTTTCCATTTCTCTCTTTCTTTTCTCTCTTCTTGCTTTTTCTTTTCTTCGGCATTTCTTTTCTTCCAGGATGACTCTGTTTCCCGCCAATTCTTTCTTCGCGGACTTTCTTTTCTTCCAGGATGACTCTCGGCGGCGGGAGTTCTATTTCTACGGCGTGGCGGGAACATATTTGAATATTAATTTATTAAAAATTTCCCAGTCATCATATAGAACAGCATTCGTCAAATCTATCCAATTCCGCAAAGCAATTCTTTTTAATTCAGGTGTCCTATTCGATATATTTAATTCGTGTAATTTAATAGATGGTTTCAGTTCAGCTAATAATTCAATACCGATCCATTCGGAATATATTGGGTGATGCCCCAAAATTATTTTAGATTGGCTTTGTAAATAATCACGACTACTTACCATAATTGTTTTGTATATATCACTTATGGTATTCATATCCTCTAATGTTATTGCATCGGATAATTGTTTGTGATAATCAGTATTATATGATGACCATATGAAGTCATCAATATCTAAAAATAAAGCTGGGTATTTGTTTACTAGTGTGGTTTTACCGCCACCTCCACAAATAACTATCAGTGGCATCGTATACTATACTCACGTAAAAATAATATTCGAGTGATTGATAAAATAGAATACTTATTTATTACTACATACTATTCAGTTCTCCATAGAACGCTTTCACGCGCTTATTCACCATGATCTTCGTAACATCGTAACTCATGATACTCATTCCCTCTAATGATTTGATTCGCGACAATGCAACGTAACTCTGTCCGGCTTCAAATACCCCAGATCCAATATCAATGATACAGCGTTCCAGTGTCGCGCCCTGACTTTTGTGTATCGTGATTGCCCAAGACAGAATGAGAGGAATCTGTGATACACCAATTCCTGGTATATTTTCACTGACCCATGTATGATAGTTCACCGTCATCTCAAGCCCATTATTGAACCGAACAACCGGTAATGGTGGAGTAGTTCCTGTTGGATTATCTACCATTCGTACAATGACCCCCTGGCTTCCATTACATATTGGGGTCGCGGATGTCGTCACCGACTCTTCCATATTCACTACACACATCACTTGAGCACCAACCCTCAGATGTACGGTATCATCACAAAGAATACTGTTCTTCAACGAAAATAGTTCCGCCGTTATTCGTTCTTGTGACTGAGATGCGCGCAGTTGTCTCTCCTTATCAGATAACGGGAGGTCGGTTATATATTTGAGTTCATATTTGTAGGTAGGGCTATCTGGATCCAAAATCGTAAGTTTCTCCATTTCAAGACGGTTGATTTCATCGACGCGTGACCGGGTTGCGTAGAGTATCGTAGGTTTTGTCTGAGGCGTACCATCTTCAGATACGTCTGGCAATACAACTCCGACGCGTGACCGGAGGATTTCATCGGTTCGACGCGTAATGCGACCCTCGCGCACCTGGTTCAATATTTGGCAATACACCGGATCGTTCTGACGAAAGATTTGTTTGAGTTGAATATGGTTTTCCTTCGGAAAGGTATGAAACCAATTTTCACTTTCAAAACAGAACCTCGAGTTATCAGGGTCCTCAGTATTGATACCAACTGGCGGTAGTTGGTAGAAATCACCACAGAAGATCAGTTGGATTCCACCAAACGGACGCGAATGGCAGTTTCGAACCGTTTTCCCGACAATGTCCAATATGTCAAATAGACGTTTCGACATCATACTTACTTCATCTACGATGAGCGTGCGCGTTTTTCGCCAGTCCTTCTTTTTGAAGAAGTTCTTGTCTACGCGTTGAACAATTCGATCAATGTCTCCATTTGCAAGCCCAATTCCAGCCCATGAGTGGATCGTTTTCGCTTTACAATCCAACATGACTGCAGCACACCCAGTGAGTGCGCATACTTGAATGTTGTGCTCACGCTGGGTCGCATATTTGTAAATCTCTCGAATCAACGCAGACTTACCTGTGCCACCAGGACCGGTGATGAATACATTTTGTCCCGATTTGTATTTTTCGAATGCGAGTTTCTGTTCTGGCGACATGTGTTCTTGAAATGAATCATTTCCTGCGGGTTGCGTTTCGGATATCGAGGTGGGTTCAGCTGTCAGTGCGTGTGCAGGTCCGGGTGTAATCACTGGAACTGGTGTAGGAGTTGGCTCTTCAGAAAGCTTCTTCACTACAGTTGTATACTTGCGAATATCGTGTGACAATGTTGACTTCATCTGGACGGTCGGTTGAACAATATAAAACACGGCAAATAGATTTCAATTTATCCAGTATTGAATTGCTTTATATGACACATTAAGACTGTTTTCTTTTCGCCAATTCTAATATAGAAATATTTCAGTAGTTATTATATGAACCAAATTACAACGTCGTATTCTTCACCACAAACATTATACGCTACATTAAGTGACGGCATGACCAGTACGACCAATACAATAATCAGTAATAGCGATTCTTCATCAGTCGGAGCAGTTGCACCAAATGACCATTTAGAACGAGTCAAAAAATCACAATTCATTCTGGAGAAATATCCCGATCGCGTTCCTCTGATCATACAACCATCTAAGAACGATCGAGATGCATATCCGATCGACAAATCAAAATATATAACGCCGAGAGATTTAACGTTACTTCAATTGCAGCAGATAATTCGTAGGCGTGTTCGTTTTCCCGCGGAGAAAGCACTATTCATGTTCATCAATAACAGGATATATCCGATAACGTCGATCATCGGTCAAGTGTACGACAGTAATAAAGACTCTGATGGTTTTTTATACATTACCTATTGTCAGGAGAACACATTTGGTGGCAGCGGATGACATATACACGCAAGTAACATATATAGACAGAAAAGTATATATCCATACAATCTATATATGTTATCATTCCTTTCCAATATAAAAAATATAATAAGTGGAAAATTATCGAGAAGAAAGCTTTTAAAAAGGTCACAACAATATCAAGTAGTGATTATGGAATCGAATATAATACATGTAGATAACAGCGATTCAGACACCGAATCATCAACGGATACCTCCAAACTATTTACATCAACACCACCACTACCAGAGACCCCACCAAAGACCCCTCCACCTACACCAACAAAAACACGTTCCTTGTTTGGAAAGGAAATTGAGATTACATTTATAAAAGAAGATTATGAGTTGGAGACATTGTTAGATAGAATAAAAAACCGTTGTATCGATATAGAGAATATGCAGATTGAATGTCGGTTTGAAGAACTGATCGGTAAAATTCCAAATGTAACCGAAATTTTCAAAACAAAACTTCGGATTTTGTATATTATTATTGCGCTTGATTGTTATTCTGATTTTTTTGAAGAAAAAAAGAAATATCGTACATTGAATGGAAGTCATTACTTAGGCGTATTTCGATTTAATGATTATATTATTCGTATTGATGATTCTCCGTATAGTTTTATCAATGAAAATGATGTATTATCTGCATTAAAAACGAAGGACACTTCTTGTGAAAATATTATACTACCTTTTTTGACATATATAAACATCAAACGAGATTCAAGAAACAATATGTGTGAATGTAATACGACAATATGTGGTTGTAAATACTATGATGGGGAAGATCATCATGAAAAAATAGATATGATGTCATTCGAAGGTAAACATTATTATCGTTCATTACGTCAAAATGCAATTTCGTTTAGTATTCAACATTACGCAAAAAATACAGAACAATTATATAATTGGATAAAGGATAATATTGGAAACAGTATTTACAATCAATTTTCAAATATACAGTATCCTTTTTTTGTTGATTTATTTCTCAAGTGTGCACAATTGGTCCGCGAAATTCATTCCGTAAATATAGTTCATGGAGATATAAAACCCGATAATATTCTTATTCGCGAACATGATAATTTCAACTTATATAACCCGATGAAGTGTAAGAATTTTACAGTCTATCTTATTGATTTTGGTTTATCTGGAATAAATGACACTGGGTATGGAACTGGTGGAACGATTCCATACTGTCATCCTGAGTTTAAAAATATACGCGATACAAATCGTTCAAGTAAATACAACTGGAAAAAACAAGAGTTAAAACACGATGTTTGGTCTCTGGGTATTCTTTTTATTACCATGTATATTTACCGTGATTTTTACAGTTATTATCATAAGTATCCTGGATATTTTTTTACAAAAGATGGATATGTATCATCATTAATATTAGATGTAATATCTGATCGTAAACTCAATGAACTATTTACAAGGATGCTTTCTCAAGAAGGAATATCAATTGATGAAGTATGTAACTTATTAACTTCGATGCAGGTATAATCTACAAGTTTGTAGTTGTCAAGGTAACTTCTTTTTCTGTAGACTTATAATCTGCAATCGGTACAGATGCAAGCAATGTGACTGATTCGGCTGGTTGCATTATGGTAATAGGTTGCGTATTTGCATCACCAATAGTCGCCGTCAGGCTAGTCGTTGCCGAAGCAAGAGCAATCGATGCCGCAGTAGCCCCTGAACTCGTAATCATACTCGGTATATGAGTATTATCATCTGGATTTGATACATGAGGATTCATGCTTACATTATCGCCTTTTTTCGGTATTGTCTCCGTCATTGAGTTCATAATACTATATGGATTATTACTATTTCCACGTAATGATTTTGGTAAATATTGTTCTTCAATCGATGGGGTATATTCTGGTCGTTGTGTTGCCACTGTTGAATTATTACCAGAGCTCGTATTTGTGTTCATAGTTGGACGTGTAGCAGCAGCAGCAGCAGTGGTGCTACTCATTTGTGTCAGGGTGTTTCTTTGCAACTGTTGTTTCCCGATCACCCTTTTCTCAAGTGTATCACGTTTTGTATTCATATTCTGAAGACCGCTCATTACAATTTGTGGCGCAATTGAAAGTGTACTCATATACGTCCTATATTTGAAAGAACATACACTCGTTTCAGATCCTATGAATTTTAGACTATACCACCAGTACGCCGGAATAAATATTACCATTCCTTGGTATAATTCGACCTCGAGTGTTTTTATTTTATCAAAATCATCCTGGTATTCTGGTTGAACTTTCCATGGATTAACTGGAGAACGGAATTCGAAAATATCATAATCGGTAATTGGGTACAAATATCGTGTATCCTTTGGTGGAATAAGCATGACACGAATGCTTCCCTGTGTAACAAGAAGATAGTTTCGATAATTTACTTCATAACGCAGAGGTGTTATTGTATTCGTAGATGCCATAAAGATATCATACATACACTTTGAAACCATGTAAGGACGGAGAAAATCATCGTTCAATTGAAATGTTTTGATTAAGCCGGTTTCATCAATAAAATCCGCGTTGTTTTCACTAACGTACTTCATTTCTGTATCATTTTGCAGAACTTCATGTGCAATTTTTAGTGCTATTGGAATATACAATACAAAATCATTATCACTTCCTTTTTGTCGGTTTGTTGCGTCATCTGTATTCGTAGAAGAAGATCCTCCTGACATCGGGGTTTTAGATACGTCTCGAATATTCACATCAAATGCGCGGTAACTATTGTGGATAGCTTGGTATGATAATTGGTTAAGTAATTGCTCGTTATAATATTCAAATGTTGTCGGTTGTCGTATATCACATACTTCTTCTAAACGTTGTTTCGAAGGCTGATCTATCTCATATACTTCTAAATCATTGCTGCGTTTCAAATGAAAATGGATATGTAGATACAAAAATAAAACAATACAGAAAATTAAAATAGATTCTATTAGCATTGTAAATATGAATACTATTACATATTCATATTTATACTTCTTTCCTTTTACGAACGTAATACTTACTGAATTTCATTTACAATCAAGGATATTGGATCACTAGGAAAATGTGGGGTTGAATAATCATCGATTGGTGTAGGTGTAAAATCAATAGTCTCGGGTTCGCCGGAAGGTTCGCTTGCAGGCTCGTCCTCATTTTTTTCGTTTGATTGATTGTTGTTATCATTCGACTCAGCCACTAAACTATCATCGGATATGTCGATCTTAACTACCCCTGAATCAATGTGTATATGATTTGTTGAATCGTCTTGTGTAACTTGCAGTGAAGGAAATGTTGGACTTGTTTCACTATTGTTATCTTCACTTGTCATCTCTACTTTTTTATTATCAGAGTGTGATAATATAATTTCGGTTGTTTCAGTTTGATACAATCCATCGCTATCCAACCCGTTATCTTGGTACGTTTCCGGTTTTGTAGGTGTATTACCTTGGTTCAATAACCGAAGCAACATTGTATTCATTTCGTTCATCATTTGCTGTTGAGAATGAATTAGTGTTCGAAGCTCCTGGTTCTCTTTTACCAGAGGCTCGATTTTCATAATAACTTCTGATAGATTGGTTTCAGTAACGATTTTAGTCACGATACCTTCGACGAACTCACGACTATTTGTTAAATCATTCATAACAACGTCCATGAGTAGCTCTTCCTCGTCCTCTTCCTCTTCCTCTTCGTGATCTTCATTCTGATATTGTTCGTCGTGTCGTAGTTTATTTTCTTTGGAAGACATTTTTGCGGGTGCTTGTTGCTGCTGATCAGCACTACTGAATGAGCCAGAGCCAAATCTATTCACTTTTGTCTGCAATTCGCTTAATTGTTGCACTAATTCATGAAGTACCTGGTTGTGTTCTTGCAGCTTGACATCATGTGATTTTATAATTACAATCGGCGGTGGAATAACTCCCGTATCCGATATCATCGTAACAAATGGAGTCACTTGCATTCCACCGCTATTTGATTTTTGCATTCCTACATTTGAACTTGACATTCCCTCCGTTCCCATACCAGCACCTTTATATTTCGGGTTTCTTTGTGGAACACCTCTGTCATAAATAAATTCAGGCTCAGAAATTGTTGGACCAGAAACGCTTGGTGCGAAACCTTTATGATCATATACATTCGGCGACTCTTGTTGTAGAGACTCCATTTGTTTTGCAATTGCGATCTTCTGTTTCAAAATCTGTGTCTGGATTTCATTTTGTTTATGTAGAATTTTAATTTTATCGGGAGGGATTGAACTTCCTTGTGTTTGAATCATTTTGGTACGTTCTGCCAATTGTAGTTTAATCAATTCGATATTTTCATAAATGTTCATCGGTTGTGGAGGAAATGGTTGTACAAACCTAGCTTGTTCGTTTCCAAAAGAAGGTCCCGCGTTAATGCCCGGTCCAGCTATTGGCACTGGAATACCATTCGGATTTTGTCCTCTATTGTAATAGGATGGAGGTGCTCCATTGCTCGCCATAGGCGCATTTGATGCTCTACGCTTTCTTGCTGCTGATAATGCTGCACTACCACTCATGAAATCGATTGTATTTACGTGTACAAAGATTATAACATGTAATAACACATTAATTCTATATTATTTTCGCATTTTCATTGATATCGGATCGTAACTTTGATAATTCAAGATTTTAAAATCTCCAAACGTATAATCGTTGATGTTTTCTCTTAAAACAGATATTTCAACCCTAGGAAATAACAATGGACGACGCAATAATTGCGGTTTCAATGCTTCAATATGATCATCGTAAATATGCGCATTTCCTAAATAATAGACGAATTCATGTGGAACTAATCCACAATGTTTGGCGAGGAGATGTGTTAAAAAGCTATAAGATGCAATATTGAAGGGTACACCTAAACCTACATCACCGCTTCGCTGGTATAATGCACATGAAAGACGATTATTCTTATCAACGTTAAACTGGCATAGTACATGACATGGAGGAAGCGCCATCTCGTCGAGTTGACAGGGATTCCATGCTGACATAACTAATCGTCGTGAAAATCTCTCAACCGGGTCTTTTAATGATTTAATAATATAATCCAGCTGATCCACACCTTGTCCAGTATAATCTGTCTCATGTGTTTCGTACTTTGCGTTGAAATGTCGCCACTGATGACCGTATATTGGTCCAAGATCGCCTTCGGCGTGTTGTGTTAGACCACGCGAGTCCAGGAATTCACGTGACGCATTACCATCCCAAATATGAACACCTGCGCTTTGAAGTAAACGATTGTCTGTTTTTCCTTGAATAAACCATAGGAGTTCTTTGAGACAAGTTTTCCATGCCATTTGTTTCGTTGTAAGAATCGGGATATTTCCTTGATCCAATGAAAATACCATTGCAGCGCCGAATGCTGAAATTGTATCTCCATTGCGACTCGTATGTTTTTGGTTTTGTTGCATAATCTCGTGAATGAGATTTAGGTATTGATACTCTTCATGAGGGTTGATAAATGATGTTGATGATGGAACTGGCATTGGCATTGGAACTATTGCAGGTAAAAGTCTTGGAGTCATCGAATCTTGTGGAAAAATAGGTATTTCACTTGGCGGCGTTTCTGTTTTCACTTTATCTTTATCATCACTAAGATATTCAACCTGATAATGCGGAATACTGTTAATACGGGCAAAGTTACGAAGCATGTTTATAATCTATAAAGATAGAAGTATTTAATTCGATTATTCTATTGATAATACTATTTATTTGAATCTATAAATAATATTATTCTCATTATATATACTCAATAATGGAGGCATTTGAAGAAACAGTCAAAGAAGGGTCAAAGCGTGGTAGTTCATTTGTAGACCATGTCTTTCGTTTAGACGAACAGCAACAAGGCATCTTATTAAATATTGTCCAATACACAATCATTGGATTTGTCCCAATTTTGATAATGTTATACCTAGTTCGCACATATGTCCCTGAACCGGATGATCACAAGGCGACTGTCATGATTTTAGTGGAAATCATCGGCCAAATTCTCTTTATGTTCGTGTTTATCTACTTTATTCATCGGGTTATTACGTATGTTCCTACTTACTCTGGATATAGATACAGTGAATTCAACTTCACTACTACCATTTTAGGAATATTGATGATTCTCTTGAGTATTAAGACGAAGTTGGGTGAAAAGGTTCAGATCATCGTCGAACGCGCCATCGAGCTCGTTGGCGGAGAAACAAGCTATAATGCTGCAGGAGGCGCTGCAGCCAAAGGAGCCCAAGGCGGTAATGGCGGCGCCGTTCGCATTACTCAACCATTGTCGCAACCTTACGCCGGCGGTGTTCCCGGTGGAATGGTCGGTGGTGGAATGGCGCCGCCCAATCCGGTTTTAACCTCTAGTCGAAATACAGGAACAGCTGATTATGGTCTTTCACAAGCATCACAACAGACGCAGCACTTCAATAGCACGTATGCGCAGAATGTCGGCGCAGGTATGCCCGGTGGGATGATGTCATTTGAACCGATAGCGGCAAATGAAGTCATCGGGTCAAAGTTTTAATTATAATACTACTATAATCGTGCATTCTTGTACATTACATTATCTTCTATTCCATTTTCTTCAATTCGTTCAATTTCAATAAAGTCATTTTCCGTCATAAACGACTTTATTTCTGCACTTGTTGGGCTATTCAGGTATTTAGAGTGAACATTTTCAGGCAAGTACATTGTATTTATAATCGCCTTTGGTTCTTCCATAATTACAAACTTTATATTTCGTAGAAGATCGCCGCATCCTTTCAAAACATTCAATTCGAACCCCTGAACATCCATACACAATAAATCAATACCATCAATATTGGTCTCGTTTGCAAAGTCAGATAACCGAATCACTTCAAAAACGCCAGACTGTACTTGTGTGGTTTCTGCATCGATTCTCTTCAAAAATGATGATGCCCCGTCATTATCGGCAATGTATGAATAAAATGGCAAGATCTCATTCTTTTCGCCCAATCCTTTTGGTGTAAATGTTATATTCGGATTATTTTCCAATTTCTGACTACACTGTACAACTGTAAAAGGATTACATTCAAACGAGAATACATGCGCATCCTTGAATGTATTCGACAGCATCAAACTTTCGTCACCATATCGCGCACCTACTTCAACGATGGTTTCTACATTACCTGTGATATGTTTCAAAAACCGGGGGTCCCAATAGTAGCTCATTGTGCAATTCGTGGTATTCTCTTTTTGAATTATAATAATGTGGACGCTTTATTACTTCTCAATGAAAATCTCTCGTTCAACGCTTTTCATAATCTTACGTTGTCCAAACGCACCTACTTTATCGAAATGTTTGTATATTACTGGTGGTATGTTTCAGGCGTCGGAGGTCCCAATAGTAGCTCGTTGTGCAGGTTCAACTGTGGGTTGTAATACTACTTCGTTGTAACCTTTATCGTCTGTTGCTAATAAGGGCCACACGGGGGAAAATGGAATTAACTTTTTAGTATCCCAATTTTGCCATTTTAATTTGTCCGTACCTTCTTGAACTAATATATAATCGGGAGAACTTGGTATGGGTGATTTGTACTTAAATGATGGGTTTGGTAATCTTGTGAGGTGCGCTTCATATTCGTTCTGGATTCCAAAGGTTTTAAGACTGATGGTTTCATCATTGGTATTTCGCAGAAACGGATTTTTTGGATCGGATAGATCTACATACCACCCGTTATCGGTAGGCTTTTCCTTCCTATGCAAATCGTGTTTTTCAAACTTTGCGAAATCCATCGACTCCATCCGCGAGTATGCATTACTATTATTTTCTTTGTATTCGGCGACTTGGATGGCAGCCCCGGATTTGTCATATTTGTCTTTCTCCCGTTCCCGCTCTAATTCTATCTCATCCCGTATGGGGTGTATTTTTGTTAGAGAAGCGACTTGCGGTTGGGCGTCCTTTTCTTTTTTCAATTTAGTATCAAATTGTTCTTTGACTTTTCTAAGTTTTATATCACGGTCCCCCTCACATAATACTTTACATTTCCAATAATCATTATCTATTTCATCCATCGCTTGATTACGTTCACTTCGCCTTTCCAACCATTCACGACCCTTAGCTATAAGCCCACCACCCCTAACTTTTCTTAAGTTCCTACGTGTTCGGCGCGTTTTTTTACTACGCTTCACTCTTCGATTTGTTTTTGTTTTCATTAGGTTATATAATAATTTAATATTATTATATAGTCATTTATAGTTCACTTCTCTATAAAAATCTCTCGTTCAACGCTTTTCATAATCTTACGTTCACCAATCGGGTCATCCTTGATTTCGTGAAGGACATTCTTTACCATCTTATGATGAAAATCCTGTAACCGGCTATTCGTCTCCCATCCCGGATGCAAATCCATCCATTTCTTTATCGCAAAGTATTCCTTATTCGCGATATCCACGAATGCCTGACGCATCCTTGCATTCCCTTCGTCTTTTGCCCATTGATGATTATCCCGCACATAAATCGTGTCCCGCTTTTGATCTGTACAGTGTATCGGGCGTTTATATAGATCTATTTGTTTCAAACCGTCGATCATCACTTTACTTATCCCTTCCACGAGTCCTTGGTTCCGTGTATACGTTAGATCGTCCATCGTGATTTCGAGAGAATTGACAAAGTCCGAGAGATTGACCGCATCTTTACACTGTTCATTCAAGAAAAAGTTCAAATTAAACTGGTTGTTATTCGTATTATTTACGATAATATTTCGTTCCTTGCTTAATTCTACGATCTGCTTTTGCAGAGTTTTATTCTGGTCTAATAACTCGAATACAAGCGAATTAACAATCGACTTCTTGTTTCGTTTCTTGCCAATCGTAAGCGCCGAAATCATTTTCCGAATATAATCCTTCAGTTTCTCATTTTGTTCTGTGAGAAGTTCAGATACTGCTGATGATGCTGCATCAGATACACCTGTAATCGCTGACGCATCATCTACATCGTCATCGTTTGCGGACAGTTCTGATGATGACACTGATGTTGCATCGTCAAACGTCTCTTCATCTGTATCACTGCTTTCGCTCTTATAGTTATTGTATGTTTGTTTTTCTGTTACATGTACACCAACTTCAGAGTCTGGAATACTTGAATAATGAAAAGTCCCCGCATTTGTATCTTCAGCCTTTTTTTTAGATTTGAAACGATATCGGACAATCCGATTGTCGTCGTCACTGTTTACTTCATCAATCTCTCGAGAATCTGATTCAGCCATCTCCGTATTCATCGGAATTGTCGACTTCGTCGTTGTTCTTGTCGTTGTCGTCGTAGTCGTTGTAGAAATAATCGAAACAGATACAGAATTCAATAAAGTATCGGATTGCGACGGGTGATTTACAACAGACAGTTTATTCACAGATTGATTGTGTTGAAACTGAAGACAGGTTGACGTATGTTTATAATAACTAGATCGGTGTGAGTACGATTTTTTACAAAGACATATGTATTTCCCATCCTTCGTAGCTGGCGGAGACGCAGAACTTGTTTCATTCGCCGCGCCGCCAAAAATCTCCGCTTCAAAAACAGAGGCAGCAGCCGTTACGGCCATTTCACCGCCGAAAATATTTGGTTTAAAATCAGGAAAATTCGGAAGATCGGAATATTCATCAATTAACTTTTCAGCCATTTTTTCATCGTTCAAATTTGGTTTCATTTTCAAAATATAGAAATGTGCCCGTTCCTTTGCATGATTTTCATTGTTACAAGCACATTCTTCCAGAATTTCACAGTTCCAATTTGTCCATCCGCCATTCTTTCGAATGGAATCATACAACTTTGTCTGAATAGACAGATCCAAAGTCTCGCGCTTATGCTTGTACTTCCGTTGTGTTAGATTGGTTGTTTGCGAAATATATGCGTCTGAAATCTTTGGGTTTTTACAAGTTAGTAGATAAACATACGTCTTAGAATAATCGGTGTACTTTCTCGGCATTTTCACTCGCTTAAAGTTTGTCGTCTTTTACCCCAATTTTGTCTTATTTTACCCCAAAAACTATGTATATTTTGGTATAATGTACGGCTATATTCACTCTATATACAGTGTATATTATATCTCTATTATATTTTATTGATTTGTGATCGGTAATTCATTTTACCCCAAGGGTTCGGCAACATTCGCACCATCGGTTGGTCTAAATGTTGCCATTCTCACTTGAAAAAGTGAACATCATCGTCACATGGGTTGTCGTCTTTTGTCGTCTTTTACCCCAGTTTTGTATCCATGTTGCATTTTGACACTTTAGAGATTTTGGCAACATTTGCAGCATAATCAGTCACATCACCAAAAAGTCAACGGCTATATATCCCGCTAAATGAAAAAGGGTAAAATGGTATTTTTCCAAAAATGTCCAAATCCGGGTTTGCCCGTTTTACTTTTAAAACGCGTTTTTGCGCATTTAGCCTGACGAGAGCATAATTTGCATTTTTCATCATCGATGCGTCAAAATGCAACGGGATCGTGATAAGACGATTTTACGAAGACGTCATTGGCGCAATTTTGCCACCGATCGGCGCCATTCTCCCGCCACACTGACTTTTCAAAAATCTATAAGATAATGCTATATATGCTCTACTTTTCAGTAAGGATGTATACTAATGTGTGTAAAAATGGAATAGTCAGTGCCGGGTGGTGATGAGATGTTGTATCTATAATAAACAGAATTCATTGTATTTATTTATTGCGTATTGTTAATGAAGAAGACGGTAGTCGTTGATTTGGAATATATGCGGCCATCGGTGGGGGGTGGCGGTCGTAGATCGCGGTCACAGTCACGTTCGCGTTCACGTTCGCAATCACGGTCAAAGTCTGTAAAACGGGGTACATCCCACGACTCATCTGATCACGAAGAACTGAATATTGAGGCATTATTGCATCAGTACAACGACGACAAGGATGAAACGACCAACGAAGATGACGTAAGTGAAGATTGGAGTGACGACAATATTATAGAAAGTAGCGGTAGCGGTAGCGGTAGCGAATCATATGAATCGCCTGTCATTGAAGAACAACGAAGGCATCCAAGCGTAAAGGACACAGATTACGCGGTAAACTCTGACGATGACTTACTGCAATCTGTGCTAGATGAACCTACATTTCCGCTGGATATTAATGCGATATTATCTGCGATGAATAAAGCAGAGAATAACACGATTGCGAATATGACGATGAAAAAAATAACAGCGCGAAGGCACGAAATTCTCTCGTCATTGAATTTGACAACGGAGAAAATGGAGGAATTCGAGCGTAAATTGCACATGTACCGCGTGATTGAAAATCCGTTGGATCTTAAACATAATCAACTGATTCGGTGGATTCCACTTCGTTCACTCGAAGTGCGACCCTATGTAACACTTGGAGGAACATTATTCCGTGTACGCGAAAACACAGAAGAAAAGATGCACATTGTTACGATCAGAAATATCAAGAAATTTGTATATAATATACGGTTTGAATTGAACGTTATGTTTCAGCGATTAAGTCAAGAGGAGCTATTGATTTTACGTGCAGTAGAATATGTAGAGGACGACGCAGATGACGTGAACCATAATTAAGTAATTTTCAACCGCTTCACAGTCTTAGTAACATCACGTGTCATTTTACCATTATTTGTTTTACATCGAAATCCATGTTGACGTAACCCCCTTCTATTGAAGATAGACTTTGTACAGTAACCAATACGACGCCCCTCATCATTATTGCCATCATCGCTTGATTTAATACAACGACACAACTTTTGAGCGAGGATTCGATGAGCACGTTCTTTTACTGATTTTTTATTTTTTCGTGTAGCACGATCCCCTTGATAATGATGAAGAATTTTTATATAATCTGCACGGGTTAACTTCATATCTTCATCAATATCATTATCTGTATAATTTGGTAGACTTTTCATCGATCTTATATTATTGGTATAATATAATTATAGAAATGAAACCAAAGGTCGTAGTGTTTGATGTGGATGAAACACTCGGCTATTTCACACAATTTTCTATATTCGGGCATGTATTAGAAGAATATTTCAATAAACCTGGTATCATGTATCGTTATTTCAATGATTTAGTTGATTTATACCCAGAAATCATACGACCAAACATGGTTCGTATATTAGATTATATTCGTAAAAAGAAGAATGTGGGAGTTTGTAGTAAGGTCATGATATATACGAATAATGTGGGTCCGGATAAATGGGTGGGACATATTCGCCAGTATTTCGAAAATAAGCTGCGCACGTTTACTGGAGGGGGGTCATCTTCTTCTGATACAAAGAGCGGTCTAGCAATTGTGCCTCCACTATTTGACCATACCATAGGTGGATTCAAACCAAATCAAGAGAGCGCGTCGTCGTCATCAACGTATCCGCAGCGAACTACAAGTCATAAAACAGTGAATGAGTTTATTCGTTGTGGCCGTCTTCCGTCGGATATCGAGATATGCTTTTTGGATGATGTTGAACATCCTAAAATGGTGGATGAACGTGTATATTATATCAAATTACAGCCATATCATTCTTATATACCATTCGAAATGTTCGTCGTACGGTTTCTGAATAGTGCATTGTACCGTGATGTATTTGATAAATTCAACGTTCCGTCGATTACGCCAGGTATATCTTCGGCTGCAAAAAAACAGATTCTCTCGATTGAGATTCATAACCTCTTTGTAAAGTATGCGAATTTATCCGAATATGACGCAAAGGCAAATCAACAAGATCTCAATCCAAGAGAAATCGACGAAATCATCAGCAAATACATATTATACCATCTTCATCAGTTTTTTCGCGAAGGTCCACCGCAACTAAGTTTACCGCGCGGATTAAAATCATCATCAAACAGAAGACGTACTATGAAAACATCTAAAAAAAAGACTTCAACACGAAGTCAACATCCAGCATCCGCTACTAGCAATATTTTTTATGTTGATAAGACTACATCTGTTAAGAATATGCGAAATAAGACAATGCGAAAACGATAATTTACGCGAACCAAGACAAACGTCCATCTGCAGTCATGAATACAACGCGTTCTCCAGCGGCTTCTGCTGCAGCCACAGCCTCCTCAGTCGCTACCTTTGACGCTGGCGTCGCGTGTAGCTCATTGAGATAGACGATTCCCTGATCGCGTCGTGCAATGATAATCTCTCGTGCTTTCGCCAAAGCGCCGTCGAATTTCTCCCGACGCTCATTGTTCACCCATCTCTGATGACGCGCGTTCGAGATATGTCGGTCCCAGTTTCCTTGAGCACCGCGCCATCCGCACTGGCAACTTACCGGTCGAACAACCTCCAATTCATGATACGTGTCATCGAAGAGACGCGTCATGATGACCTGAATCGCATGGTGAAGAACCATTGGGCTTGTTTCGTACCCGGCATTTCCTTCTTCTGGTTTGTAATTCACGAGTAGCTGAAAGATCTCGCGTTCTTCGCCACGGTGAACGAGGCTGTGTTCATCATGCAAGTAAATACTAGACTCATCTCCGCACAGTTCAACGACGATATTATCAGCAACCTCCATGATTTCGTCGAATAGGTCTTCATCCGTTTCTTCGATTTCATCCAACGTCAACCAGCAGCGCAACATATCGCCTGGGCGCCGGTCGGCCAATATAGTCCGCTTTTGTTTGTGTAAAGATCCGAGTGCATTCATTCCACGTAAATACTCACCTTCGGGCATTTTGTCTTGATTGTCTTCGAGAACCGCCATCATCGTATCCAGATCCTCTTGTATAGCGTCACTTGCCCGTTCGAGTAAACTTCCGTTTCCGTTTGCTGACATTGTAATTTGATTCTATATCGTCGTCGATCGATACTTACTTTATTCGTTGATAAAAACATTTCAATTTTTTATCAATGCATCATGCGTCACTTGCCGCTGCCGCTGCTCCCGATCCCCGTAAGATAATTGTAGACAGGATTAATGACGCCAGATCCTACCGGCTGTATTATTTTTTGCGAGATTTGTTTCTGGGTATATTGAATCGCCGTTTCAGACGCAATATGCGTAATCATAATGAATATACACATGTACATAATCAGACGTCGATCAATTTCACTAAATTTGCTTCCACCAAGAAGTGCGAATTTGGGGTTATTCCAAGATATATCATTGAAACGAAGTAACAATATTACAACAGCGGAATAAAGTAACACATTTCGTAGAATCGGAATATACTCAGGTACCGTAGCATAAAACCCAAGTAATAATATTGCGTATGTTCCGTAGATGAAATAATCGACGTATTTGAAATACGCTGCGTATTTATTAAAAATAGGTGTTATTATCTCGCGAAGTGTATATATCGTTGATACAATAAAGTCTTCTATCGTATTTATGATTGTATTCATATTCAATCAAACAAGACTTCGTCTATATTATTGTCATATTAAAATTCCAAGATGAGAATGTATCTATTACATGGGTGTATTAGACATGTGTATCCGACGATACATAAAAATCAAGCAATCGCGCCGATGGGTCAAGTACCCCCTCGCAAAATGGATGCCGCCAATAATACGGGATTGTTTCACCACGGCCTTCGTAGATGGTCTCAAATACTCGACGATAATAAAAGCTTTCTTTGTCATACGGCGGATTGTGAACCGAATACATATAGTTATTCTTATTATTGTATTCGCTATCAGTGACCATAAAGTCAGAATGTTCTTTGATCATCTGAATCCATGTGCGTCCACCATCTGCAGAGCTTACCCCATCACTGAACGCTTCTTTTCTACGCCACAGCACATTTTCAGGCAACAACCCCTCATTTTGAAACGCCTTTCGAAGAAGGTATTTCTCCATTTTTTCATCGGTAAAACGCTTGAACCGCGCAGGGATACGCATAACGTATGCAAGAAACTCTTTATCTGCAAACGGCACTCGCGCCTCTAATCCAGCACCGCTAATGCTCTTATCTGATCGAAGTAAATCGAAGAATCGCACATCGCGAATCATCCGCTCATTTTCGCGGTGAAAATCCGCATCATTCGGTGCTTTCTGGAATCCACGATATGATCCAAAGATCTCATCCGACATATCTCCGCAGTAAATGACGACATCGTCGGTTTGCTGTTGAATGTATTTACTCACGAGGTAATTTCCAACAGATGCGCGAATCGTCGTGGTACAATAACTCTCTGTCTGATAAATCGTTTCATAGATTGCGTCTAAGAAATCCTGTTCTGTAAGTGAAACTTCATGATGACACGTACCCAAATGCTCGGCCACACGACGAGCCCACATTAAATCAACGGACCCCTCGAGGCCAATACTATATGTATTCAGAATGGTATCAGGAGCAGTCCTCTTCAATTCACTCGCAACAATTGCCGTGACAAGTGAACTGTCCAGGCCGCCTGATAACAAGCATCCGACCGGTCGTTCACTCATCAAGCGTTTCACAACAGCCTTGGTAAATAACTCGCGGATATTCGCGCATATTTCCTCTTCAGTAACCGTGTCATCATCGCCACTACCACCACCACAATTCGCGCTAATATTACTGACAGGATAGGAATAACTCACTTGTAGTTCTTTGAGTTGACGTTCAAATAATGACATATTGTTCGTATACTTCAATCCGTAAGATTTATTATAAATCATTGCATAATCATAATACGACCGGAAAACGGCAGTTCCATCCACACTATCTTCGCCCATATACTCCATATAACACCCAGCCGGAAATTGGACAACCGTCTCACAAATCGCATGGATCGATTTCATTTCACTTGCTACGCACATTGCATAATGATCCGGATTCATCGAAACACATGTTAAATCCGAGTGTTCGCCGCCGAATATGCCATCATGTCGGGTAACGCCAATATAGAGCGCACGTACACCCACAGGATCTCGCGCGACATACGTTACACCCGTTTCGTAATCATGCAATACAAATCCGAATACGCCATCAAGGCGCCGAAGTGTATCATACATACCAATTTTGCGATACAAATGAATAATGATCTCGCAATCAGATCCGCTCTTATACTCTCCCTCTAAACCGAACTCTGTAATCAAGTCACGAAAGTTGTAGATCTCGCCATTACAAATCAAGCGACAGTTTTTGAAGTGAAATGGCTGATCCGCAGTGGGGTCCATCCCATTAATTGAAAGACGATGAAACCCCCATGCACGCGTATCATCTTTGAGGAATACCGACTTATCTGGTCCACGATGACAAGACAATAATGAATTCTCTTGTAATGTTTTAAGTTGAGCTAATAACATACGCGCGACAGTTTGAAAATAGAATATACCGCACATGATATATGGTATGTGATGTATATTTAATCACGATGTACCGTTTAAACCCTTTAAGTCTGTATTTCATTTCATTACTATTATCGTAATAAAATTGATATAAATAACAGGATCTTATATTAAGCATTTGTATCCCGAGACACTCACACACCTTCTCCGAAAATGGTAGATAATCAAAATAGTAAACACATCAACCACATCAATCAACTACTTCACAATAAAGGAATCAAGCAAGAAGACCGGATTGGGGTATTGACTTCATTGTTTGAAAAGCGTAAGAGCCTCACGGTGGGGTCGGCGGCGGTCGTCGTGATCGACCCGCGATTCAGCGACATCATTGACGCTATTAACGCGATTGATTTTACGAATAAGGAGATATCTCAAGAAATATTCATGCTCTTTGGAAGCAAGCTTACGCGATACAAGCTTGACCAGTTTTATACTCCATTAACCATTTCTGAATTCATAACGGGAATGATGATCCCCGGAAAAGCAGCGGTAGATCCTGCAGGAGGGACCGGCGATTTATTGGTTCATTACAACGGGAATATCCATATCTGGGATATCGACGAACACGCATTAGAGCTTTGCCGGTTCAACTATGAGCTCAATATGAAAAAGGACTACCAAATCAAGTGTGCGAATTCGTTGATCATTGGCAATGACGACACCGCAGCAGCATTTGATTATGTAACCATGAATCCTCCCTTTGGCTCAAGTACAGTCATCACGGATGACACCATACTACAGCATTACGAGTTGGGGGTTGGACGAAAGAAACAGGAAATCGGTATTCTATTTCTGGAGTTAGGCCTCAAACTATGCAAACCTGACGGCATTCTTTTCGCGATCGTTCCTGCAGGATATGTTGGAAATACGACGAAACCGTGTATGGACCTCCGTGGATTGTTGTTACGGCATCGAGTGATTGCTTCGATCGAGTTGCCGAAGCAGTCGTTCAAACGCTCAGGAACTGGTGTAAATACGTATATACTAATGATTCAAAAGAAGGCGGTGGCAGCGACGACAGAAACGACCGAACCGTACCCGATCTGCATTTCAACGATTGACAATATCGGGTATGAATTGACAAAAGCGAATACACCCATCAAATACAAAATCATTCGTGAAACCGGTGAAGTCTGCATGAAAGATGGAAACAAGGTCATCGATAATGATTTAGTAGACTGCGCATCACGTCTCGCGGTCTTTGCTCGTGACTTCAACATACCGAATATGACAATGCACGACGGCGCATCCGCATCCGCATCCGCATCCGCATCCGCATACGAGTCAGTAATGTCGGGATCATTGCATCATTTGATTCTAGATGTAAAGCGATACAGCAGTAAGTATCTTTCACTGGTAACAAAACTAAAGTCGACTCCTGGTTGTGTCCCGATACACAAGCTCGCCAAGTTAGTATTGAAAACAACAAAGATCGATCAAAACAAGCAGTATAAATATATCGACATTGGCGAGATTTCAACACCGTTGTATGGTAGTAAAGAGTTATACGGCTGGGAATTGCCATCACGTGCCAAGTATTCGCTTCAAAAATACGACATTTTGATAAGTAAGTTAGAGGGGAATGTATCGTATTGTGTTATTTTGGATGATTCGGACAATTATATTTCAACAAATGGCGTTTCAGTGATTCGTCCAAATGACATGAATGCATTATATGTATTATTTGCAAATATAACGAAAAAGGAGTTCATAGTTCAACACAACGCGTACCTCACAGGAAGTATTATGGCGTCGTTATGTGACAGTGATATTGGCGAAACATTGATGGACACACAGATTGACGTTGAAATGACAAAAAAAATGATTGACGCCTTAACCGCGCTGAACGCGTTGAGGTTATAACTACTGGCGTCGTGGCGTGTGTGTGTGTGTGTGTGTTACTTACATCTTGAATAGTTCTTGAAACAACTTGGAATATTTTTCTTGGTGGGCCGGGTTTGCGCGAATAAGACGTAGCACCTGCTCGATTCGCTCTTCTTCGGAGTGACCACCCTGCTCTCTGTTGCAAGAGCAGTGGCCGATGTAGACATTACCCGCTTTGGTTCCAGTTTCTGGGTCGCGATGGCAGAAGTTGACGCTGTGTTCCTCGGCACAGTAGGACTGGTTGAGTTCTTGTACACTTACCGTTTCACCGCACCATAAGCACTTGTGGCTGTTGGCGACAATTGACTCGACTTCGATCCCCAACTGTTGTTGAATTTCCACTGGCAGTTCAGGTGCGCCTTCACAAGCGAAGATTTGTTTGATGAGTGAGACCAAAATTTCGTTTTGTTCAGTTGGCCATGCAAAGTCGGCTTCTCTGACCCCAATCGGTCTTGGGAATGATGGACAAGCTTCATACTCTGCACGGCTCATTGACTTCGGTACGGGAGGGCTGTGGCGAGAACGACGATTGAAGTAGGGATCGCCGGTTCGCGTCAGTGAAGAAGATCCGGTGCCTGCACCACCATCAACAGAAGCCGCAGCCGCATCCGCTTCGAGTTGATGAAGAGCGCCAATTTTGATGCATTTTGTATTTCCTTTTGAGACGTATGCATCCTGTTTGCATTTTTCAATGATTGTGCAGAGTGACGTGTTAGATTTGAATGTGTCCAGTAGGTTTTTGAGATTGATTTTGGGGACATTGAATTCAGTGAATGGGACTTTTCCACCAGGGTAAACATCACTGTAAACGCTGGTCTCGTCACGTGCACATGGAACAAACGTATCATTGAACATCGCGCGGGGGATTTCGAACTCAACATCAGAGTCAAATGGCTTGATTGTCACGCATTCCGGCTGATTTTTCACGACGATTGACGGAACACCGCCACAGATCCAACTTACCTTTTTGTTTCCTTTGTGGTCGAAAGACCGTGTTGGCCGAACAAACTCGGTGGTCCCATTGATGGGATATTTAAACAGCTTCGAAGGAAATCCAGATAACAACATAGTACGACGTATTGAACACTGCATACCAAACATACGAGTAAAAATATTTCAATTTTTTTTATTTTGAATACATAATATATTTTCATACTATAAAGTAAGTAAACGTACCGCGATAAGAAACAATGGAAATGTATGGTGTTGTAAATGGGGCATATTCGAATCATCATGACCGACTTGGTGAAATCAATGAACGTATATCACAGCGTAATATTCCGTCCGCATCGCTTCGACCCGCATTTAATGTGCGACCTCTTTCATCCAAATATGCAATGATGCCTATTATAGAAACACGACCTGTACCCACTGTTGAAATTCCACCTTATCAGCATTTTACAACTGAATCAGTATTCAATCCAGGTAACGGAAAGGCTCCATGGCGCGGATGGGCAGAACGCGTGAATGTAGAATCATCCTTAAGAAATCAATTCTTCGCACTTCAGCGCAACGATCGCACTGTATATGTTCCAGATTCAACAAGCGATCTTTACCAGGTAACAATCGATGCACGCGAGGTTGAACAGCCGAATCCGTATTTGTTTGATAATGGAGCGACTAATTTTTCGCCAATGAATCCAAACCCCAACAATTTAGGCAAACTCACTTTTGAAAACTCTACACGATTTCAACTTCGCACGCTGAATTGTACATATGATGGATTCTGCACAGGTGAAGGTGGCCCTAAAATTGAGCCAGCCACAAACTATATTCCAGAAGAGCAAGTAAAAAAGAAGGAAAAGGAGAAGCAACAGAAAGTACATTTTGCCCATATTGAGGAAGGATTTAGTGGGAGGTCTGGGGCAGAACAAGAAAACAATAAAAATCAAAACAAGTTTCCTTCATTCATACCCCGCGCATCTGCATCATCGAATGCTCGAGAACATTTAACGATGCGACACTAATACGACGCATGATCTAAATATAAAAACAACGCTTGGATAGAACAATATATGCCGAATTATTGTTCTATTATTACATATTATAGTGCGGAGAAATGGCTGAAGACAAACAAAACTTGCACGACAATCAAGACAACCGAGACCGAGACCACGACTGGAACGAATTAAATGAGCTAACATTATCTGTGATGTCGAACCGAAACCGTTATGATAAATACAAGAAAACAGTATCGAATGCAAGCGACGCACTCATTGAACAATTTTGTAAAGAGAAAATGTATTACAAAGAACGAATAATGGCGATGACGCGTGACTTATTTGATGAGCGTTGTGAGAACGATGATATTAATCGGGCGCATGAAGAGTACGCGAAATCGTGTATCGAATATTTAAAATGGTGCGACATTACTGAAATGGTGGAACATGATCAACGTACAGATGTCCGTGATGATGTCAAACAGGCCCGACATGATTTGCATAGAAAAATACAAGAGACGCCACCTATTTTGATCGTGCCTCCCCCGGATTCTCCTTCTACAGAACCATCATGTCCTCCATCACCACCATCCAGGACGAATGTTACTAGAGCATTGTCAGACCGTATTATGTCATTCGCAAATAAAATGTGTATCCGAAAAAAAACAATGGATGATTTTATTGTAATGAAAGCGATACCTGGAAATACAGATGAAGATATAAAAGCGCGATTACCTAAGGTCCGTGATTACCATAATGAAATATTTAAACGAGCCTCTGAAGCAGGAGAATCAGGTAGAAGCAGCGACCGAGACGACAATGACGATGACTACTGTGAATGAGATAAGATGGGGAGAATCGACTGGATTGTCTCTTGCGTATAATGCGAATGATACTGGGGCAGTGATGGCGACGACATGAGTGGGTCAAACCAATATCTACGAGAAGGAATAAGTTGGAATGACTTGAATCCATTGGTTGTTTCGCACGATGATTTGTCGTAGAGCAAATGATCTACGTCGTAGTACGATGAATCCTCACCAAATACCGAATTGGCAAAATCGTCGTCAGATGCGACAACGCCAATGATATCATCAACGATAGAGTAATCGTAGTCCTTTGAAGGGACAATCATCGTCATAATATAATTCGAAATGATGTCGTTGATGTACGATGTGTACTTCATTTGAAGTGTGTTGTTTGGTTCTGGTAACGAATTCGCATCGCGAGCTGCGGAAGCGTCGGTATCTTGCGCCGTTTCGGAATCAGGATAGCAATTGGAAATGATGCTATATACATAATACATCCGATTCTTGTTGTTGTACATAATATACGCGGTCTTGTAATGAAGCGTCCTGTCGCTATTGTAAACTGCGATTCGATACATGTATCGTGTGATGGGGCGCATTGGGTTAATGCATGTGTGTTTGACAATGACTGGATTTGCGGGTGTCTCTGATTCATACATATCCATAATTGCGTCAGCTGCATCTTCCTCTGCGGATTCTAGTTCTACGGCAGCTATCTCATCCGCGGGTTCTACCTTGACCTTCCTTGATTTTGCCACTCCACCCGTGTATACTTTATATGTACGGATACTAGCCGCTCGAAATGATGGTGTTAGTATTTTGACACCGCGCTTGCGGTGTGTTAATCCTTCAGAATCTGCGGCAGCGGCGACAACAGAAGCAGTGGCATCAGCATCCGCGACGATTTGCCTCTTCTTATTATGTGAACGAGTATTTACGACCATTTCGACGATAACAACAATAACGACGATGAATATGAAAACAATAAATAAAATATAAACGGTTCAATTTTTTATGACATAGTAGTATAAGTTTAGTATTTCATTGTTTATGAAACAAGAACAAGAACAAATGACGAGTGGGAATAACATTGAGGAAGAACGTAAAGATAAATTTAAGGCGGTAAGTTGTGCTCCAAAAGACGAGACCGACCCCGACATCAATGAGACCAAGGATTTCTCGTGTTATTCATCAAAATCTCTCGAAAAGCTGAGAACACTTTGGAATAAACGCCACCCAGATCAGAAAATCGAAGAGACAGATCCTCGCGCAATATGGACCGCTCTTAAAAACAATATGAATCGTGTATGCCACCAGGAGGCATGTTGGTTGCGCCAGAGTTTCGCTTCATCCGGTATGGATAAGGAAATGCTTCATTATACGTTTGCGCCTCAAGCACCGAAAGAATGGAAGAAAGATATTCGTGAGTGGTTATCAAGTGTTGATATCGCCAATTCACTCAAGCAATATGAACATGCAGTTCCTTCCTTTTTATTCATCGGGCCATCCCCCGTGGATTTTGATCAAGTCTTAGACGACGGAGAATGTGTGTGGGAGGAACTCTGCAAGTTTGATATTATGAAACACGTAAAAAACGGGCAGCAGAAGATCGGCGTGGTTTTCAATACAGATCCTCACGATAAACCAGGTGAACACTGGGTGTCTATGTTTATCGATGTGAGAGCACGGGTCATATTCTTCTTTGATAGCACGGGTGATAAACCGCAACGCCGGATTCGTACATTTATGAAAAGGGTGAAAGAACAAGGTGAGGCCAATGGGATCCCATTCAAGGAATACATGAACGATATTCATCATCAGAAGAACGATTCTGAGTGTGGTGTGTATTGTATTTTCATGATTATCCATATGCTTCTCGGAAAAATGACCGTTCATGATTTTCTGGATAAGAAGAAGAAGTTGACAGATAAATACATGCAACGATTCAGGCGCAAATTCTTCAATGTGGATGAAAAGGTGCCGACGCCGAATGTGGAGTTTTAGTGGCGCTGGCCCGCCTACCAGCCTTTCAAGTAAATAATCACCAGACTATAAATTATATAAACCCAGACTATCATTGTTTATATAATGTCATCTCTCATCTCCCAAGAAAACAAAGAACTTCTCTGGGGAATATTAGCCGAAGAAGGGATATTCGACGGGATCCCCGCCAATGTCACACCCCAAGAAGTAAAACATGTATTCGAGCAGATCCTCAAGAATCTCTCGGCAAACATTCCTGCAATTCACGCCGGGCGGTTGAAAGATCTCTATCATGCCAAACAACAAGCCATCGCGGATGAAGATTATGACGCCGCGAAGAAAATCCGCACCACGATCGGCGAAATGGAGGCGGTAGTACCGCGATTAGAGAAACTGGACCAGCGTAAACAACAGGCAGTTCAGGCAGAAGATTTTGAAGCCGCAAAACAGTTGAAAATCGAGATTGACCGGGTACGTTCGACGGCTTTTTCATTAAAAGAAATCAATAAGATCGCGCTTCAATCTCTCGTGATCAATATTCCAAAATTTGCGAGAGATACAAGCGCAAGTAAATCGGGAAGCGGCGGCGGAGGTAGTCTCCCGTTTATGTCTTCTGGTAGTTTTGCACATCCTGCGCCTCAAGTTCGAGAGATTTATAATGCGGAGGATTTCCATTCTCGAAAACGCGAAGAAATCGAAACGAAGTTGCGCGAGAAGGAGGCAGAGATGCGCTCATATTTCGAAGTTCCACGACCACAGGAAATCGATTTTTCGGATGTTCCGAGAGATTCACAGACGAAGATTAACCCCACTAAGAAGAAAACCCAAGTTGACGGTAATGATGGCGAGGACGACGATAACGATAGTCCACTTGCGGATAACAGTGACGATATGGAAAAAATCATTGCCGAGAGAATTGCTGCAAGACAGCGCGATCTGGATGAAATCACCGAGAGAATCAAGGCAACAATGCCGCCACAGCCCTCGGGACATGCAAATTCTCTCGTACCACTACCGCCACCCAGAGAATATAGTACTAGCGAACTAGATGTACCTACACCGCTGCCGCTACCAGCACCATTATCAATGGATGCGAACTCTAATAACCAACGCAGAGTGAGATTTCAGGAGGAGGATATGGATAATAATCCAATCCTACTGAAACTAAAGAGAAAGCCGACGGTAGAATAATATACCAATACCAATAACCGTAAAAAATATAACGAACATTTCGTGGTTAAACGTCCTGAAATTACCAACATCGGATAGCTGAAAGTATTGATCAAGGCCATAAAGCGGATCTTCTCCACTGGGTCGATGCTTATATCCATGATGGAGAATCAATACGATTGCAACTATAAGTGATGCATATGCGATAAGGGTATTGCTGATTCGGCTCATTATAATATACGGAGATTATAATGAGACACCTTCATTTCTGAATCGCCAAGGTTTTAGTATAAATAATGGAGTACGAACAACGTGAGTGCGCAATTATTTATACTAAAAGAAAACTAAAAGAACTCAAACCGTGACTGCTCTCCTGCCCCCGTCCTCGGGTCTGCAGGTATGATCGTCCGCCGCCCCCTCTCCACCAGGTTCCCCATCTGGTAAAGTTCCATGTCATAAATGATATTCGTTGCCGGGTCTTCTGCATAATCTTTGCCATTTACAGTCAATTTCCGCAACGTCATCGTCTTCGTCTGTTTATTCAGTTTCTTCGTCTTGTCGTCCTCTTCTGTTGCAATATTTGGCTGATACGCGAGTGATTCATCGCCCACACCTGTTCCGAATGTGTAGCATTGTAGGCGTTCTTTCGCGCCAGCGGTGGCATGGATCATACAATCAAACGACGACTCTTTCACCGCCGTCAAAATCTGGCGTGTAATGCGTTCCTTGATATTGGATATCTCATACAGGGATTGGTCGGTACTCATCGGCGTCGACCCGTCTGTCTTACTCTTATCATTCATTCGAACATTCAGCGATTCATCATTATCAGTCGCCATTTGACGCGCAGTAAATCGCATCAAGTACAAAAATACATCAACCGTTCGTAATTCTTCTGGGAGGTCAATATGACTGCAAATACGCCGAGCGCGTCCGATAATCTGTTCTGTGCGAACAGGGTGCCAGTAAGGCTCCGTGATGTGAACATAACGCACATTGCGCAAGTTAATACCTTCTGCGCCGGATGCCGTAATCATAAGAATCTTAATGACTTCACCATACATATTATTCGTGAAACGGGTCGACAGTTGTTCAGTAATCGACTTCGGCACATTCTTCCACTTGCTATTGAAGATATTGCGAACGATCTCCTTTTCCTCCGCCGTTTCTGTTCCCGTATAAAGTGCAAAACAGGGGCGTTCTTGTTCTTCGGGCGTCATATCAATCGTCCAGTCTCCCATGGATGATTGCTTGATTTTGAATTGCGAGAATCCGTTTGTTTCGAGTATCAGCTTGATAATTCCGATTCCTTCCAATGTACGAAACTGGCTGTAGACAAGATGAAGTCCGATATGTTGTTTATTCAGGATATTTTCGAGGAGATGGAGGAATTTGGGGCTATATGTCGCGAGTTCTTCTGGTATAAGAAAACTGCCTGCGCTCACTTTCAAATCACGGATCGCCTTGGTAATAGCGCCTTGGTATTGTGCAACGTAGTCTTTCTTGCTAGTCGCCGCTGACTGTTTTTTGGCTGATCCAGCCATGACTGCCGCCACTGCGTCAGAGTGTTCGCCGGTGATGACCATTTCAGCGTCCTCGTCACTATCATCGCCATCGCCATTCGGACTCTTTACACCATCGAGCATATTTTCGTCCATTGCAGCCGCTGCATCACCATCTTCTTCGCCGCCTTTCGCCGCCGCCGCTGCTCCTTTCGGTTTACGTCCACGTTTGGGTGCCGCCGCTGCACCACCGGTCTCCATCGCCCGCGCAATACGTGCCGCCAACATTTCTGCGGTTTCATGCGCTTCACCCATGGCTCCTGCATCAGGCATACGTCCAAGTGCCGCTGATTTTTCCAATTCGGATGCAGAAGTGCCATCATCGCCAGGCAAAGGACGACGAATCGACGGCGGGAAAACGAAATTACAGAATGCGCGGGAAAAAATACGATAGGTAGATGAAACATCATCATATACGCCATCCCCCTCCCCACCTTTCTTTCCAGCGGCTGCAGCTCCACGTTTCTTCGCTTTCTTCTTCATATTCGACTCTTGGTTACGCTCGAGATCACGCACACGAGAGTAAATTGCGAACTGATAATCACTCATTTCAACTTCGACAAGATGGAAATTCGCCGCCGTGTCATATATAGGCAATAATTTCTCTGCTGCGCTGCGGAAATAAGAAGTAAGACCCAAAATACGTCGAATAAAGAGATCTCGGTTCTTAAATTCCAATGTAGACGGATCAATAAAGTAACCATTGAATTCGTCCAATTTATCGGGGAGTGCTGTAAATGGTTCCTGTTTATTCGTCGTTGCAGATATCACCGAAATTCCATTCTCGCGAAGTTTACTCACAATTGCACGTTCAAATGCGGCATCAGAAAGAAGACCATTTTCAGTAGCGGTCGAATCCATAACTGCGATACTTCCGGAAGCGGCTGCCGCACCGCCACCACCGCCGCCCTCGCCACTCTCGCCACCCTTTCCCATCGCTGCGCTTGGATCACCTCTCCTGATAACGCCGCGGTATTTCGACGAAACTGCATCATAATCTCGCACAAACCCGAATGGATTACGCGTAATCATAAGTTTCTTTGTGCGGGTGTTATAATCCATATAGTCAAATGAAAGTCCAATTCCCTTTGCGAAACTAGAGGCGCCAGCAGCCCCAGCCCCCGCCTTCGCTCCTTTACCTCGCCCAGATGCGGCTCCAGATTCTCCAGCAATACCGAAAATTGATTTGAATCCGTCAAGGGTCAAGCGACCGCCTCCTGCTGCACCTTCAGCCGCGCCAATCGTGAAAACCCAGTTGTCGATATTGCCACGGAGGATATTAAACAACACCGCAATCTCATTTGGATAGTTAATAATGGGCGTTCCTGTTAATAAAACAACCTTCGCGTTTTGTGCCGATAACAAAAAGTGATACAAACGGAACGCCATGGATGTAGGACGCTTCAGTTTATTCACAATTCTACTGACGAAGTTATGCGCCTCGTCAATAATAACAACCGAATTATCAAATGGATTGCGTGTATATCCATCTGTCATACTCTTCAGCTTCTCAGCGCGAAGACCGTTATAATTAATGAAGTCATATTTCGTATTGATCATTTCGTCGATTTGACGGTCGACACGTACACGCTGACTAGGTGTAAGTTCTGTTTCATAATTGCTGGGTTTAGTGACATTGACCATCCAAGCGCCACCATTCGATCGAACGAATTTATCATCTGGGAACATTAATATTTGCGACAATACGTGTGTGAGTTCAGCATTACCGCGCGATTCGATAAACTCCCAATATTGGTTCTTTTTGTACATAAGGTCGCCGCATTTTGTCTTCATTTCTTCAATATAGTTCATACGCAGCGATGCGGGGGTCATCACAACAATACGCTTAAATGTTTTCAGTCCTTCAGCGATCGCGATGGATGAGCATGTTTTACCACTACCGAGTCCGTGAAACAGGAGCAATCCGCGGTACGGCGAATAAATATTCAAGTAATCACGGACGATTTTCTGGTGGGTAAGAAGTGCAACAGACGCAGAGTCATCGCCGCCATAAAGCGCTTCACATGAAATATCGCTTTCACCTGATGTGAGTTCTTCACGGTAGGGGCGAAATAACGCATTGATATATTGGACAAACTTAGCGCGATTGTTCATATAAAACTCGGACGCCTGGACTTGAGGAAGTGGGCGCGGAGGTGGAAGACGTGTGGCAACAACGGTATCGCCAACTTTATAAGCAGAAATATTCACCATACTATCTTCGCGTTCTTTGATTTTCTTAACAACAGCTTTCACGCTTGATGCTGCAGCGCTTACTGTGCCAGATGCAGCAGCTGTGCCTTTCGGTTTAGGGCGCAACATGCGAAATTTTGATGCGTCTGCCGCTGCCGATGCTTCCACCGCATCACCTTCGACTTCTTTCAGTCCTGCCACCACTCTTTCTGCACCTTCTCCCGCATCTATTGAATCTAACTGACGCATCTCTTCAAATCCAGCAGGTGCATCTGCCTCTGCAATTGCCAAAGCAGCCGACGCTTTCGTTTGCTTAGGCAATTCATCAGAAGGCAATATGGCGCGTTTTCCTAGTTTGACTACATCCGTATTTACAGCAAGTTCGCCTCCGAGTCCGATCGGATCAGCTTCTGAACCGAATTCTGGTTCCATTTCATCATGACGTACATTTCCTATCCCTGATGCTCCTTCTCCAGTAATAAACTTATTAGAAAAAGAAGGCGGTACTGCTTGTATTGGAAGAACGACACCAATACGAGGTGCAATCCCTCTTATTTTCGCCATCATTGCAGCACGATCAAAATCCACAATATGACGTTTATCAACCATAGAAGCGCTTGGTTTTGCAGCAGCCATAGCCGCCGCCGCGCCCGACCTTACTCCCCCTGGACTATCATCGTCGTCTGAATCAGCATTTTCTACAGGTAATTCAGGTGCAAACTCTTCTTCTCTTTCACGCATAACAGTATCATAACCACTGACCTTCCGCGGTTTTTTTAATACATCACTTGGTAATTTACGAGAAAACTGAATTACTACACCTTCTTTCACGTCTTCCATAGCCGACTCGCGCAAAACCGGACGTTGCGTGAGTTGATACTGTTTCAAAACATTCATTGTAGTATCGTACTATTACTAACATATATCGTTATATTTATTTCGCAATCCGTGCGATTTGTCGTATCGCCATTTCGCATGTAACCTGTTCCGCCTTTTTCTTGATTTTGTGTGCGGCACGTGCGAAGAAGATAAACGCCTTTCCGCCATTTTGCTCGCAAATCCGATGAACTCCTGCAAACCCATCTACTAATGACTCAAACGGAATTGCGGCGGAAGGTTGCCCGATGACCTCGTGTAACGGTTGTCCTAAACATAAATACAGACCCATTTCATATCCCATATCCGGATCCCGCGACAATTCAATATAATCCGGAGTCGTCTTAAATTCCTTCTGAATCTTCACCTGGAGAATGTTCTTGTAGTTGTCGTCATTTTTGATCAAGTTCGTCCAGTCAATGTGTCGCTCAAATACTGTCTCAATGAAGATCTGAGCGATCTGAAATCCGGGTCCACACGTGAACACTTTCTCAAACCATTTATCGTCATCGTGAATCGGTACACGGTTGAAATCAAGAAAGAGCGCGCCAACAAACGCTTCGAACAAGCACCCCAATTTCTTCAGATTGGTTCTCGTCTTCTTTTCTTCCGAGTGTTTCGAAATAATGAACCAGCGATGCAAACCCATTTCAAGTGCGAATTTGCCGATGGTTTCATTTTTGACGATGGCGATTTTCTTCTCGGTCATGAACCCTTCATTCTCTTTAGGAAAACGGCGGTAGAGGTAGTATTTTGTAATACATTCGAGCACGCCATCGCCGACGAATTCGAGGCGTTCATTGGATTTCGTGTGAAGTGGCATTGCGCCTTCGGGACGATCGACAAATGTAATATTTTCGAGCTCATTGAGAGCTTTAGGGCGTTTGGTATACGATCGATGGACAAATGCGCGTTTGTAGAGTTCTATATTGTGAACCTGGGAAGGTACGCCGTAACGCGCGAGGATACTTTCAATGTCTGCAAGTGTGACTTCGACATTTTCTGTATTGTAAGGATTGAAAACGTAGCGGTCATCATCAACGCGTATAATGTCGTCATCATTGTAAATATTCTTGCCGGTTCGCGCGCTTTCTCCTGCGACGACTACTTCATTGGTGCCGTCTTCTGCGATATTTAGAAGTATATTTTCATTTTCAGAATCTGAACTACTGCCAGTTTCAGCGCGGGCTGCGGCGGCGGGATCACGAAGACGAAACATTATCCGATGGATGGATGATATGTATCAACCACTGTATTTAAGCAAAATCCGATCAATTTTTTATATCGGTATTATTTATAATTCAGTATTAAAATGGTGTTAAGTGGTTCCAAGAAGGTTTCCGGTATTCGTTCTCTCACTAGCAAGGGCTGCCATTTTGGCAGTATGCCTGGAATCGCCCCCCAGGTGGGCCGCGGTTCTTGGACGTCCGTCGCTTACAAGAACAGTGGTATCAACTGCGACTGTCTCGGAAAGATTCGTTTTGATTCATGCACTGCTCAGTATCAATATTTGAAGGATAAGAACCTTATCTTCAACTGCAAGCTTACCGGTGGTATCGGTCGGCAGCCGTTCAATAAGAATTGTGCTACAAAGACTGCATAAATTATTTACTTGATAATTGACATAGAAAGTTATATATTTATTCAGCTATAAATATATAGGCATACATATATAAAGATATTATGGCGAACAGCAAGGTTGCACGACGCGTGATAAGCTCAGGATCCACGAACGGGATTAATACTGATACGCGTAATGGTGGAGGCGATAAGAAAGGCGGAGCCACTCCTGCCGGAACAGGTCAGATGCGTAGTTTCGCGATGAGAAACACAATTACTGAACCCGCGAAGAACAAGGACTTTGTATTTAGGTTCATCGAGAGATTGGCTCCGGCCCGTCACTCCGGCCCCAAACTATAATAAACCCATTTTCATAATATGATCTATGATCTAGAACTTAGTTCAATTATACCCGTTATATTATGAAAATCGAAACTGATTTGAAGCTTGATTTCAGCGATGTTCTGTTCCGCCCGAAGCGATCGTCTCTTTCGTCGAGAGGAGAAGTCGACCTAACTAGAGAGATTATCTTTAAAAATGGAGTGAAATGGCGAGGTATTCCGATCATTGCATCGAATATGGACACCGTGGGCACCTTTGAAATGTACACGGCGCTTCATCGCCATAAAATCATTACATGCTTCCATAAACATTATAGCCTCGACGATTACGCTAGCAGCGCAAAGGCGAGAGATTTAGACAGAAATTACTATATGATAAGCACCGGTATCACCAAAGCCGACGAAGAAAAGCTCGACCAGACTATCGCACTTCTTGATCCGCTATTCGTATGCATTGATGTCGCGAATGGATATATGAAGGCATTTGTCGATTTTGTCCGCAAGATTCGAGAGAAATACCCGAATCTGGTTATTGTATGCGGGAATGTCGTCTCTCGAGAGATGGTGGAAGAACTCATCATGAACTGTGGTGCGGATATTGTAAAAGTAGGAATTGGAAGTGGTAGTGTTTGCATTACTCGTCTTCAGACTGGCGTGGGTATGCCGCAACTATCCGCAGTTATCGAATCATCCGACTCGGCGCATGGTCTGAACGGGTTCATCGTATCGGATGGTGGATGCACGACCCCGGCGGATATTGCGAAAGCATTTGGAGGAGGCGCTGACTTCGTAATGTTGGGTGGGATGCTAGCTGGACACGATGAATCGGGTGGTGAACTTGTCGAAGACGCGGCAACTACCGGACAGAAATACAAACTCTTCTACGGGATGTCGAGTTCAACCGCAATGGAACAGTACAACGGCGGTGTTGCGTCACATAGGTCCGCGGAGGGGAAAACGGTCAAGATACCGTATCGCGGACCGGTCGAAAGCACAATACTCGATATATTAGGAGGGATTCGGTCGACGTGTACGTATATTGGCGCAAAACGCGTGAAAGACATTCCGAAATGCACGACATTTATTCGAGTGACGAACCAGGTGAATCAAGTATATTCTGGAAAAGAACATAAGGCATAATTCATGTCTATATTTATTGATAATAATCACATCACACGCTATAGCAAAACTGCTGATATGATTATCAAAATCGATTGTCGAGAGAAAGACTTGTTGGAGATGATGAAGCCTGCTACCATACCTGCCGCACCCGCACCCACCGCATCCACTCCCACACAAGAACCAGATCACTACATTATGGACCTTGGTGATGGAATGACAATGAAAGTTCCACTTCCGAAAAATAAAGCCACGGCGAAGGCGACACCGAAGCCGAGGCCGAAATCTCTCGGCGTATCCACAATAAACCATGAAATCAAATCCGAGAGATTGCCGATCGGGGATATTATTCTACACGACCCGACTCAACAGAAAGACATTGTTCTATTCGAGAGAAAAACCCTGGCCGATCTAGCAGCGAGTATTCGAGATGGCCGGTATAAAGAACAGTCATTCCGGCTTATTGAGACTGCCGCATCCACCGGATTCAACACCCATCATATCGTATACATCATTGAAGGTGATCTCTCGAGATACGACGAGAGACATACTCAGATTACGAAGACGGCACTTCAAAGTGCAATGGTGTCGCTGATGTACTATAAGGGATTTTCGGTGATTCGCACGATGAATGTAGGCGAAACAGCGGAGTTTATTCTACATTTTGCAGATAAGGTGGCGAAAGAGGGGCCGCTTTCTATCATAGACACGACGACCACGGCGACGACGGCGACGGCATACAGCGAGGTTTCCGCGAAAAAAGAGAAGCGGGACTATATTACACGAGAGAATATAGGCGAGATTATGTTGGCACAAGTACCGGGAGTGAGTGCGAAGATGGCGTCGGCGATTCTTGCAAAATACAATGGATCAATCTATGAGTTTTTAGGAGATCTGCACCGGAAAATTGCGAATTATGAAGAAAGTGTCTCGCCGGAGATGTCGCCGCCGTCGCCTGACGCGGGTCCTGATGCTACAACACACGGACTAGTGATGGAACCGATGAATAAGAATAAACTGAAACATGTCTCAGAATGTTTTAAGGGCGCTGGGGATGGGAAACGCGGGATTGGAAAGGCAACCGTAGAAAAGCTCACTTATTTTTTAGAGTGATAATATAATAAATTGGTGGTATTACATGTCACTATTTGATGAGAATAGTATTGATACTAATAATTTTGATGGTTACAAGATAACTGGTACACCAGCTGGTAGTGATATACAAATTACTTGTGTCAATTCCGCCTCCTCCAATAATAAATCCGATGTATTAACTTTATCGGACATCATTAGTAAACTGGAAACCAGTACTGATACAAATGATAGACAACTGGTTAGAGACCTTATAGCACTTGGAATAGTAAGTAGTGGAAAAGTTGTTGACATGAAAAAACTATTTGAATGTACTGGTTTTGTAGATGCAATCAAAGATGGAACACATAAAGAAACATTACTAGGATTAAAAGTATTTGTAGATACCGAAACTGCAGTAAAATTATCACATCCAAGAGATACATATAAACTTGAATCATTTATAGATTTGGCATCAAAAGATTTTTGTTCATTCCATACGTGGTTAAAATCAAAAATCGAACCAATACCTGGGCCGATTGACAATTATAAAACGATATTAACCGATTGTGGGCCTACAGAACAAACAACAACCAAATATCCAGACCAAGTAAATACTCTTGAATGTTTTGCAGGATGGTTCGACCCATTTGATAGAAAAGAGAGAAAGAATATTCGTCAATTTCCTGAAAAGAATAAAATATTGGCTTTTATTGAAAATTTCAATGGAGTTATCGGTTATCCGAAGTGTAAAACATATATAAAATGTACAGGTCCAAGAAAATATGCAGTAAGATTAATATTTGCGGATATGCTCGGTAACAATATGTTAATAATAGAGTGTCCAAATACTGATGAACCAAGCAAAGGAACTGTTACAGAAATAACAGTTAATGGTAAAGATATTGTTTATAAAAGTTTATCAATAGAAGACTTTAAAGAAGGTAATGGTGCAAAAAGTGAGATGTGGAAAACAAACAAGATAAACGGTGTAAAATTAACAACTGCACTTAAAATCGGAGTAATATATTCTAAAAGTAGAGGTGATAATGATCAAGCAACTACAATACAAATATATAATTATTATAATGATGATGAGAATAAAGCATTATTAACAACATGCGACCAGGTATTATACATGATCGCTGTACTGAGAAAAATTCCGGTAGGTTTAATAAATAGTACAAAAGATGATAAAACAAAAATGCACCAGTTGAAGTTATACAGTCCAGAATCACCTGATACTCCCAGGGTTGAAAAATTAAAAGCACTTTATATGGTTGTTAGTAATGTTAAGGGTAAAATAGATAATGTAGAAAAAATACTAAAAATGTTTCATGATAATAGTTCATACAAATTTTATGCAAAAATAGCATCAGCGACGTACGCTATACCAATTGTATTTTTTGTTAGATTATGTAACGCGTTATGTTTATTAATGTGGGCACTTATTAAAATGTTTGACAAATTCGTAATAATGATGAGAATACAAGAAGATCAAATACATCAGAAAAGATTTACTAACTACATTAAGAAAACTAGAGAATTATTTCATAGTTGTCCTTATAAATACAATGATTCAATTATAGCCGGAATTTCCGAATTAAACGAAAATTTTATTAAAGATTTCCTAAGATGTATAGATAGAAATACGTTCAAGACAGAAATTACACATTTATTGGTTGCAACTGATGCATTTTTTACTAAAAAAGGAAATAATATGATATTTAAAGCCAACTCACTTTTTGCAAAAATGGCATCATCAGCATCATTTGGATTATTAAAAGATCTTGTGAATAATGAATTTGCTGGTAAAAGTGTTTGGATAACATCTTTTGCACAAATATTAGCAGTTGGTTCTAGAACATCCATTTCTCATGATAAAAAATTCATCGAAAATAATGTTGATGATGCTGCTGCTTCTCATGATGCTGCTGCTCCTGATGCTGATGCTGAAGCCAAGGCTGCGGCTGAAGCCAAAGCTGCTGCTGAAGCAAAGGCTGCTGCTGAAGCAAAGGCTGCTGCTGAAGCAAAGGCTGCTGCTGATGCTGCTCCTGATGCTAATGCTGCTCCTGATGCTGAAGCCAAGGCTGCTGCTGAAGCCAAGGCTGCTGCTGAAGCCAAGGCTGCTGCTGAAGCCAAGGCTGCTGCTGAAGCCAAAGCTGCTGCTGAAGCCAAAGCTGCTGCTGCTGTTGCTGCTGTCTTGGATACTGCTCTTGTTGATGTTAATAGTGAAGCAGCCATGACTTCTGCTAAAACCCAACTAAAACAAGAAATAAGGACAACCAGAAGTACGAGATTATGTAATTTAAAAATATCATATGTAAAACGCGCTACCACCGGTGGTTCAAGAAATAATAATATTAAAGTCGGAGGAGGAAAAGAAGGAGAAGGAGGAAAAGAAGAAGGAGGAGGAGGAGGAGGCGGTGGAGGCGGAGGAGGAGAAAAAGTTTTGCCCCAAGGTGTGTCCCAAGGTTTGTCCCCACAACCATCATCAACTAGCGAAAGCGCTGGCATCCGCCGCCGAGCATCTTTCGAATTAGATAGTAAAAGTTCCGTCGAATCATCTCAACGAGCCAGTGCAGCCGGCGGCATTGTTATTCATCGTCCTCCCCTTCAGCCCGCAGCCGGCGCTGCCCCCTCATCATCATCTACCGTCGGAGTCGAATTAGAAACTCGATTATCAGAACTATCAGGATTATTAAGAAAATACGATGACCCTAAGTATGGACTTCGTACTGAACAAAAAATGGCAAGACTTCATGATGAAATTCCAGAAAGCGTATCGGTCGAATTACTTGTAGAGAGTCTTTTGCAAGAACAAGCACTAATACATAGGTTCAATGCGACCCGAACAAAATTAGAACAAGCTGAAATAGAATTAAAAAAAACAAGAAATGAATTATCAATAAAAACAATTGAATTAAAGGATGCGCGAACCAGATCTCTACAATTAGGTTTTGAAGTGATTCGTATTGAAGATAAGGCGGCGGCTGAAGCCAAGACTGCTGCTGAAGCCAAGGCTGCTGCTGAAGCGAAGGCTGCTGCTGCTGCTGCTGCTGCTGCTGCTGCCGATTCTAGAGCTGATACTGCCGATTCTAGAGCTGATACTGCCGATGAGACGGCTGCTGCTGCCAATTCTAGAGCTGCTGCTGCCAATTTAGAGATTGATAGATTAATGTCTATACAAGTTAGTATATTATCAGAAGTAGATCAATTAAAACGCACAACTAAATCACTCCAAGAAGAACTGCAAAAAGTAAATGAGGAAAACCTTAGAAAAATAATCCAGTTGCAAGAAAGTATTGAACAAGTGCAAAAATTTAATAGTAAAGAGATTGAAATGAACGCACAGCTTATGGCTATTAATCAAGGAAAAGAAGAGGAAAATACGAAATTAAAATCAGAGTTAGATGCTTCACGTTTAGAGTTAGAACAAACACAAAAAAAACTATCAACCCTACAAGAAACATTAAAGAAAACAGCGAGTGAATTAGAAAACGCAACTACCAGTATGCTTCAACTACAAGAAGTAAATAAAAAAAATAGACCAAACCGACCAGTGACCTTAGCATGTATGGATGTTAATGGTTGTAATGTTCATAATAGTTTTGATCATGTTTCCGCTGAATTTCCAAAATTAGTATCAACTGGTGGTGGTGGTGGTGGTGGTGGTGGCGGTGGTGGTGGTGGAGGTGGTGGAGGT